CGGTGGTGCATTCATTAATATTACTGATACCTTTGTAGATGGATTAGTAAGTGGTGTAACTATTTTAGCTGGTGGTGGTGATGGTACAACAAGTGGTGCTGGGCCTGCACTTCCTTACCCTGCTAACTCTGGACATGGTGGTGATGGTGGTTCATCTAACACTCAAGGTGCTAGTGGATTATTTGCTATCAAATATTCAGGATTACCAAAAGCTAGTGGTGGTACTATAACTCAATCGGGTGGATTTACAACACACGTCTTTACGGGTTCCGCTCAGTTGATTACTACTGGTAGGTCAAACAACAACCCGTAAATTAAAACAAATCAAAAACAAATTGTTAAATAACTAAATAACTTAATAACTATGAACTCAAAATCAGTATTAAAAAGAATCGTAGCTTTATTATCTTCAGAAGATAAGGAAGTGAAAATGGCATTTGCAGAATTAGCGGATGGAACTGTTCTTGAGTCATCTACATTCGATGTAGGCGAAAAGGTTGAAGTTGTTGCTGAGGATGGTTCAAAGTCTCCAGCACCAAACGGAGAGCATGAGCTTAGATTAAGAGATGAGGAAGGAAACGATGAACGTTTCAAAATCATTGTAGAGGATGGGGTGATAAAAGAAAGAGAAAACGTTGAGTTGGAAGAAGAAACAGAAGAAGTTGAAAAACTTCCTGAAACGGAACTTTCTGATTCTGACGAAATCAAAGATGAGGTTGAAGTTGAGGTAGTTAGCTTAGAAGATGTATCAAAGATAGTAGAAGAAATGAGCTACAGAATTGATGAATTGGAAAAGAAAATTACTGAGATGGAAGAAGTTAAAGAGGAAGTTAAAGAAGAAATCAAATCTGAAATCGTAGATGAAGTATCTGTGAAAGAAGAAGTAGAGATGGAAGCTGTAACACCTTTAAACGGAGCACCAACTAATAACTTTAAACCAATGGTAAATTCCAGAAGAAATGCTTCACCGCAGGCATCCTTCTTAAAAAAACTTTATAACTAAAACAAAATTAAATTAAAATGAGACAAAGACAAAACTTCGTACTACCTTCAGTAACTCAGACTTATGCTGGTGAAAATGCAGGAAAGTACATCGCAGCAGCACTTTTAAGTGCTAAAACTTTGGACCAAGAGGCTGTTTCTATCATGCCAAACGTAAAGTATAAATCAGCTATTCAAAAATTGGATGTATCTGGAATTATACATGACGCTTCATGTGATTTTACAACTTCAGGTTCAGTAGCTCTAACAGAAAGACTTTTAGAGCCAAAAGAGCTTCAAGTAAACCTTGAATTATGTAAGCAAGAATTTTTAGATTCTTGGGAAGCATTACAATTAGGATATTCTGCATTCGATGAAATTCCTTCTTCATTCAACGACTTCTTAGTAAGTTACGTTGGTGGAAAAGTTGCTGAAAAAACTGAAATTGATATATGGCAAGGACTTGCTGCATCTAACGGAGAATTCAAAGGATTCTTACCTGCTTTATCTGCTTCTGCAGCTGTAGGTGGTGCAACTGATGCTATCCAATCTGCTGAAAGTGGTTCAATCACTACGGCTAACGTAATCGCTAAATTAGATGGTATCGAAGATGCTATTCCTAACGCAGTGTATGGTAAAGAAGATACAGTAATCTATGTACCAACTAACGTTGTAAAAGCTTACTCTAGAGCAATCGGACAAAACTACGCAAATGGTTGGAACAACCAAGTAACAGTTGGACAGAAACCATTAGACTTTAATGGTATTCCTTTAGTTCACTGTCCTGGTATGACTTCTTCATATATGGTAGCAGCACAAAAATCTAACCTATTCTTCGGGACTGGCTTGATGAGTGACTACAATGAAGTGCGTGTTTTAGACATGGCTGATTTAGACGGTTCACAGAACTACAGAATCATTATGAGATACACGGCTGATACACAATTCGGTATTGGACAAGATATCGCTATCCACATCCCTTCATAAGAAGATTGTGATTATAAAAGATTAGAGGGAGATTAAGTTCTCCCTTCTTAATCGAAATTTTAAGTTTAATAATTAATAAATAAAATAATAACACTATGGCTACTTGTAATTTATCTGCTGGAAGAAACGAAGTCTGTAAAGACAGTATTGGGGGCTTAGAAGCCGTTTACTTTCTAAACTATACTTCTGCATCTTTCGATAAAAACGCAGACTTGGAAGTCTCAGGACTTCCTTCAGGATCCACTGTGTACAAATACGAACTTAAAGGCACATCTGCTTATACAGAAACTGTAAACTCATCAAGAGAAAACGGAACAACTTTCTTCTCGCAAGAAACTGTTCTTAACTTAAAGAGATTAACTAATGAAATGACTACTCAACTAAAGCTTATGGCTTATGGGAGACCTCAAATCATTATTCACACTAAAAATGGTGAAGCTCTTTTAGCTGGTGAAGTTAATGGTTGTGATGTGACTGCTGGTACTATACAAACAGGTGCTGGTTTAGGAGATTTATTTGGATACAGTGTAACGTTAACTGGTGAGGAAAAGCTACCCGCTGCTTTCTTATCAGGTTCAACACAGGCTAACCCTTTCCAGGCTTTTTCTGGAGATGGAGTTCCTGTAATTGTTGTTGGTTCAGGGAACTAATATACACAATTTATATAACTAAAGAAAAAGGTTCTCTTTGTGAGAGCCTTTTTTTATGCAATTAGTTTATCTAATACTTATCTATGTAGAGTTGTTAAAGTAGTAATAACAACCTAATAACAAGATATATATGCAATCATACTATTTAGATGGGGCAAATGTGTTTACTTTTAGAACAAAACCAACTGGTTCTTCTGATTTGACACTTAATTTAGAGAATATGTACACCTTAGCTACATCATCAGTTGCTATTAGTGGGTACACATTTAACGCAGGACAATCTATTTTACAATTTACGGCATCACTAACCGCATCAACAGGAGATGAGTTTAGAGCTTATATAAGCGATAGTTCTTCCTCTCATTTGTGGGATGGTACAATACAATGTTATGCTTCTCAATCTATTAATAAGGCAGAATACAAAAACCAATCTTCGCTTTCTGGTTCATATATCTCAAACAATAGTGATAACGAATATATTATATTAACTTAATATGAAAAAAATAGACAATTTAAGCGTATTGAATTTGACTAGACAGGATATACCTGAAGTCATTGAAGATACTAAAACAAGGTATCAATGGGTGCCTATTGGTATCATAGGTCAAGATGATTACTTTAACATTATAACTGATTCATACAATACATCTACAACTAATGCAGCTTGTATTGAAGGTATTTCAGATTTAATTTACGGAAAAGGTTTATTCTCTAAAGATGAATCTAATAACGAAGAATTACAAAAGCTTCTTCCTTCTGATGATTTAAGTAAAGTAACATTTGACTTAAAGTTGTATGGTAATGCAGCATTTCAAGTAGTTTGGAATAGAGACCACACACAAATTAAAAAGATGTATCATGTACCAGTTCAAAATCTAAGAGCTGAAAAGATATATGATGATATTCATGTTAAGAATTACTACTATTGTACTGATTGGAGTGATATGAAAGCTCAAAGAAATAAAAGATTGATTCCTTCATATGGTACTTCACAAGAACCAATGGAAATTCTTTATATAAAAGATTACTCACCATCTAGATTCTATTATGGATTACCTGATTGGGTATCAGCTTTACAATTCTCATTCTCTGAAGCAGAACTATCTAACTTACATCTTAACAACATTGAAAATGGCTTCTTGCCTTTAGTAATGGTTAATATGAACAATGGAGTTCCTGCACCTGAAGAAAGAGATACAATCGAAGCAATGATTGAAAGTAAGTTTACAGGTACTCGTAATGCTGGTAGATTTATGGTATCATTTAATGATGACCCTGCTAATCAACCAACAGTAGAAACAATTACTACTGAAAATCTACATGATAAGTACGCTTACGTTGCTGAATACGCTCAGGATCGTATTTTAGTAGCGCATAGAGTAACTTCACCACTACTCTTTGGTATTCGTACATCTTCTAATGGTTTCTCCTCTCAGAGTGAAGAAATGATGACAGCATTTTCTATTATGCAAACGATGACAATTCAACCATTCCAACAATTAATAATTGATGCATTATCTAAAGCATTAGAAATTGGTGGATTTGAAGATATGGAATTGTACTTTGAACAATTAACACCTATCGCAATCTTATCACAAACTGCAGAAGATACTGATTCAACAATTGAAGAAGTTGAAGATGAAGTAAACAAGCAAATGGAAACCCCTGATGAGATGGAAGATAGAAGTGTAGAGGTTGGAGAAATAAACGAAACTACTAACGATAAAATTATATAATTATGGCATTTGGACTTTTTATAACTAGAAACGATATAATTCGTAATACACCATTACAAGGAGCAGTAGATGCTGATGCATTATTACCATTCGTTCGCACAGCTCAAGAAAAGTATATTCTAAACTTAACTGGTACTGTATTATACAATAAACTACAAGATGATGTAGAGTCAGAAACTCCGTTTACAGGCTACTATCTTACTTTAGTGGAGGATTATATCAAACCAACGCTTATATGGTACTCATGCGTTGAGTATATACCCTTCAGCGCTACCTCATTTAAATCAGAAGGAGCAGTAAAACATAAATCAGAACAAAGTGATCCTGTTCCGAAAATTGAGATTGATTATCTTACTCAGAAAGCTCAAGACAATGCTGAATATTATGCAACTAGAATGCAAGATTATTTAATTGCAAACGGAACAAACATTCCTGAGTTCTTTGAATCAACAGGAGATACAACTAATATATTCCCAGACCAATCTAATCAATATTTTGGAGGACTAAACTTATAAGATATGGCAGTACCATTAGTAGCAAATCAAGGTGTAAATTACGCACTTTATTACAACATTTTAGATTACTTTAAAACAATAATGAAGAATCATCCTTCTTTAAATCATGTATCGCAGGGTGATGTATTTGAAATTGATAATAGAGAGTTTCCTGCTTATCCGCTAGGTAACATTCTAATTACACAATCAGTCTTAACTGAAAAAACTATTGTACATAGTTGTGAACTTACAATTGCGGATAAAGTAAAATTAAAAGCAAATGAATCAGCACCAACAACAAATGAGCAAGATATTCCTTATTACGGCACTGACGATTTGGTTGATATTCTTGCTAACACACTCAGCATCATAAACGATTTAACTACATACACTCAATTCTCAGTAGATGGATTTGATATACCTGGCAATATAACTTCTATACCTTTCAGAGATAAATTTGATAATGGTTTAGCAGGTCATGTTGCTAAGTTTGATTTAATAGCGTTTGGATTTAGAGATAGATGTTTATTTCCTTTATTTCCAACTGGTTCTTTATAACATAAAGAGCTTATGAAAGAGTTAATAGATTTAAGCACATACCGACCTCAATTAGGAGAGATAGCTGAGAAGATAAATGATGAAGCAGTTTATCTAATTCAATATGGCTTTCAATCTACTAAAGCTCCTTACGAAACTGGTAATCTAAGAGATAGGGTAAAGGATTATAATACTGTCAGCAAAATGTTGGAAGGATTTGATAATCAACCCAATGAATTAACATTAGAGTTTGTTGCTAATCCTAAAGATGCTACCTATGGGTACTATATAGTAACTGGTACATCTACATCTACAAACTATGGTAGAAGAGATTATGGTACGTTAGCTATGAATGAAGCAGAGGTAAAACAAAAGATTAGAGGATTACAAAAAGAAATATTTCAAGATACTGGAGAATTCCTTAATGAACGATTTCAAAGTGTCCTTTCTAATAGCGTATTTAAAAAGCAATAAACCAACCATCAAATATATTTTGTATTTAAAAGGTTAAATTAAAAAGATTATTTTATGGCAATCGAAATCTTACAATATCCAGCAAGTTGTTCTCTAGCTCAATCACCTATTGTTTGTGCAGTTAGTGAATCAATATCAGGAAGTATTGCATCATCATCATTTCAATATATAGCGGAGCTATACTATTGGACAGGTAGTGTTAACGATAGTGGTTCACTACCACAGTTTACTCTTGCAAAATATCCAAACACTTCGTTAAGTGGGATTTTTGACTTTAGTAAAATTATAAACTCTACATTAGAAGAACCAATAGCACAAAACTCTTCAAACGTAATCTACTATAAAGGAGATTTTTATCATCAATACATTTCAGCATCTGCTTTTGTAACATCATCTCATGTAGAGACTGGTACATATAAAGCAATAGATGGATATGCATTATATCAAGAACCGATAACACAATCTATATCTGATAAATCACCTTATTGGCCTATGATGACTGATGGACCTGCTACTCAATCTGCTTACGATACTAATAAAGGTCAAATGGGAGTTTTTGTTGGTGATATTGGTGATGATATTGCAACTAGAGTTGTTTATAGTGGTTCTAACGCTACAATTAATGTTGTAACTATTCCTAATTCTACAGCTACAAGTGGACAAATAGGTAATTTCCCAATTGGTATTGGAGAAGCTTCATTTCCTTTAACTGGAGACTTAGAATCGTATACTGTACAAGCTGGTACTAATTCTACACTCTTAGGTTCTCCTATTAAGTTTGAGGTTATTTGTGAAAAGAAATACCCTAACGTAAGATTAAAATGGAAAAACAGATTTGGACAATTTGACTTTCATAACTTTAATTTAGTAAGTAGAGAAGCATTTAGTACAAGAATTAAAACATTCCAAAGACAAATAGGTAGTTGGACACAACCAACTCTTTCATATGAAAACTATGATTCAGCAACACAAAACTATTCAGCAGATTCTACTCAAACACTTTCGGTAAATTCTGATTATATATCTGAAGATTATAATGAGATACTAAAGCAATTATTGGTTAGTGATGAAATTTATTGGATGTATGATGAAGCTGGTGATGATATAAGACCAATAACAATCACAACAAACTCTATTAACTTCAAAACTAATGTAGTTGATAAACTAATACAATATTCGTTTGATTTCCAATATGGACAGGCATACAAATTAATTTTATAATAATATGGGAGTAAGAACAAGCCAAGGTTTTAATTTTAAATTAGTAGCCAATGGGGTTAGTTTAGATTTATTTCAAGATGAAACTATCACTATTTCCGATAACGTTACTGGTTTATTTGATGTGGGTACTTTACCTACTGATTTTTCAAGACAACTTACATTACCAGGCTCTAAGTTAAATAACAAATTCTTTGAGCAGTATTACGATATTTCAGTTGAGAACCCATTTCTATTTTCTACAGCTACTAAGGTAGATGCATATTTTGACTTTGATGGTTTATATTTAGCTAGTGGTTATCTACAATTAAACAAAGTAGAGGTTGTAGCAAACAAATATATTGATTCGTATGAGGTAACTATCTTTGGTTCTCTTGCATCATTTGCTAGAGAAATCAATCGTTCTTTCTTAACCGATATTAGTACATTAGATAAATTTGACCATTCTTCTTCTTATGCTAACGTAAGT